TTTAGTTATATTTGTCTTCTTCAAATACAAATTACGAATTGTTTCCATAAATTTATTTAAATTATCCATATTATCGTCAAGATCATTAAATTTTCCTTCTCCTAATGTACTTGATAATTGATGTATCATAATAAATGAATTTTTTGTCATAAATCTTTTTTTACCAACAACAGATATCAATGAACCTGCACTAGCAACATATCCATCCACATAAGTATTTACAGGTGTCTCAAGATTATTTATTAGATCAATTGTATAAAATGTATCCATTAAAGAACCACCTTCACTTTGAATATGTAAATTAATTGGAGGAGGATTTGTATTAAAATTTATCATAAATTTTTTTGATTCATTATCTAAGGATAGAAGAACATCATTTAATTCCTTACAAGACTGACTTGTTATTTGTCCATAAAAATAAATATCATTATTTATAATTCTAATAGAACTTGAATATTGGTTTATATAAGGATTTTCTAATTGGATAAAATTATTATTTGTTGGTAGATAATTATTATTTAAAGATGTTGATAATAGAACAGAAGCAGTAAGTTTTTTTATGTCAAAAGAGTTGACACAAACTAACTGATAAATAATCAAAATTAGTTTTTTTAACATATATAAAATATTAAAAATTTTTTTTTAAATATAATTATCATATCTATTTGTCAAAAATTTTTTTAATTCCATTTTTATCAATATTTCCAGAAGTATTTGCAAATTTATAATCAGGAATTTTTGTTTTACCAGATCCATCAGGATCATATGTAAATAATAATTTAGAACCTTGAGCTTTACGTTTTAATAATCCTAATCTGAATTCTCTACCTTGATCAATTGTTTCACCAGAACATCTTATAACAAATTCTTTATATGGGCTTGAATCCATTACTGTAAGTGATTTAGATTCCAAATAGTCTTTTCTTACTTTAAGTAGTTTAGACATAATAGTTTCTATTTGTTTATATTTATCTGATCTAGAAGTATACCAATAATGTCTTTCAACAAGTAAATGTTGGAAAAAAACCATAAAAGTACCAAGTTTAATAGCATTAGATTCAGATTTTTTAGGGGTTCCTCCAGATTTAATTAATTTATTTGATTTTTTAGATTTAACTTTAAAATATCCACCTAGTTGAATAGATTGAATTGATTGTAAAGAATCTTCTAAATATAAAATATTATATGGGATACATTTGTGGTTAGAACCAAATATTTTAAGTAGAGGAATACCATCAAGTAAAATCTCCACATGTTCATCCCAGAATTGAAAGTATGGTTTGTATAAATTAATAACAATATCAGAAAATTTTGACTCTAAAATTTCTTTTAAAATCTGATGAACCAACTTTATATCATTTGAAAAATTTGTTGAAATCACTTCAAGATTAGTTGTATCTAGTTTTGTTGATCTTGTTAAATAATACTGGGTTGCAATAGATCCAACAAATATTACTGTATGAAGACTAGCAAGTTTTTCAAATAATTTGTCTTTAATTTGATTATGTTTAGTATCTTGTTTTGGTAAACTAACATTTGCTAACTCTAGTGGATAGTGTTTGAGTAATACATTAGCTCTAAAAAAAGTTTTGTCTTTTAATCTCCAATAGGATGTAATTGGATCATTATATTGTCTTAAAATATCAACTAAAATCCATGTAGGATGAGCATAATTTATACCGTCAATTGTAGACACAGGCATATTTAAGAATATATTAGAAGGCATATAAGAAACATCACAGTATTGTTCAAAATTAACAAATAGAGTATATGTTTCTGAATGCATTGCTTGTCTAACTTGAACATATTTAAACTTTTTTTCATGTAAAATATATGCTAGTTCCATTATATCTTCAATTGGTTTTGGAGAGTAGAACTCGATATCTTTACAGTCATTTGGTTTATAAATTGCATCTGATTTTGATTTTTGTATAATTAAAGTATTATACGCAGTTCCACCATATACAATTCTTTTTTTCTTTGAAATATAATCATTTATAATTTCTTTAATTTGTAAACATTCGTCAAATGTAGGTTCCAAAGTTTTTTTTTTAATTTCAATTGATTCATCCACAATTTGATCTAATTTATCAGTAATAGCTTGAATATCAATATCTCTATATAATTCCATCTTGTATATAATATATAAATATAATAAATTTTCTACTGAAATACAAGATAATTATTGTAGTTGTTCCAAATATAGAATAATTTATACTAGATCAAAATATAATATTAATGAAAAATAAATAAAACAAATTTATATCTTGAGAATATCCAGATTTGGCAAAGGTCTAATCTCAAGGTTATAATACTTTTCAAGTATTACAATATCTTTGGGTTTCGAGTTGTTAGCCTCAATCACAAAGTTAACTGCTACTCCAGTACGTCCATATCTACCACATCTTCCAACTCGGTGAATATAATTCTCCAATGATGGCGGAAGATCGTAGTTAAAGACAACAGACACACTCTGTACATCGATACCTCTGGCAATTAGATCAGTAGCAACGAGAACACGAATAATGCCCTTTCTAAAGTCATCCATAATTTTATCACGCTCCTCCATAGAGAGTTTTGCGTGAATATAACCGACAGAAAAACCTTGTTCTTTCATCAAATTATAAATATGTTCTGCTTTTACAGCAGTATTTGCAAATATAATTGATGTTCCAATTGAGGTACTTCCATAAATATCTAATAGACAGGCAGATTTGTCTTCTTCACGTGTTAAACCCACATAGTACTGTTTGATTGAAGTAATATTAACTTCATCCTTCTTCACAAGAATCTGAATAGGATTTTGTAGAATTTGTCTACAAATTTCTAGAACAGGATCTGTTATAGTAGCCGAAACAATAATCTTTTGACAATACTCAATAGTTGGAATATTTGAAAAGGTTTGGGCAATTGTTTCCTGAAAATCATTCTTGGGAGATAGAAGTTCATCTGCCTCATCCATTATAAAGAGTCTAGTAAAACTTGCATCAATCTTTTTAATTACCCTTGTAGGACTAATTCTTACACCTCTTTCATTTGTAAGAATATCTAAAAGTCTACCAGGAGTCGCCACAATAATTTGTTCTTCTCCTTCTCGAGCATTTCCAAATGTAATGTAACTTTCAGACTTGATATTGATTCCTTCGCGATTAAAAGCAGTTCCCTCCTTCTTGGTCTTGTTACCAACACCACGATGGAGTGCAATAGAAACACCAGCAAAATCACCAATTGAACAAATTACCTTAAAAGTTTGAGAGGCAAGTTCTCTAGTTGGTGATACAATTATTGCTTGTAATTTCTTAATAGTTTTATCAATGCAGTTTAGTGCAACTGCTGAAAAGTAAAGAGTTTTACCGGATCCAGCACGTGCAGCAAGAATAACATCTCTTAGAATACCAGTTTTAGGATGTGGGAGAGCTGATGGGATAGTTTGTTGGGATGGAGCAGGTTGCTCAAAACCAGCAGCAAACAATCCTCTTAAAATTTCTTCTTTAATTCCCATATTCTCAAAACGAGTTGATGTTACAATTTCATCATTTGATGTAACTGCATTTGTTTCTGTAGATTCTGAACCTCCACCAGCTTTTAGTTCTGGTTCGGGTTCTGGTTTATAATGATTATCTTGGTTATCCCAATCTTCATCATTAGCAAAAAATTTTGATCCATTATTCATTGTAGGAATTGTGTTTGGAGTCATATTTGATGAATTAATTGTATTTGTTGGTTCATCATCCCAACTTGTTTTATCACTTTTAAGATCATCATGTTTTCTTGACATATTTATATACTATTCGATATAACAATTATATGCATAGGATAGGAAATTCAATTTTTTACATAATGATTTACCATTTACTATTTACTATTTACTATTTACTATTTACCATTTACCATTTACCATTTACCATTCAGTACCATTGGTACTGTCCTGATTACCTCCGAACATAGAAGAGTTCATCTTACGATACGCATCTTCGTCACTTTCATCTTCACCTTCATCTAAAGATAAATTATCATTATAATCGTAATCATCGTCGCTACAATCTTCCTCTTCATCATAGTCATCTACAAATTGTACCTTAACCGTTTTTTTCACTTTGGCAAACAGAGGTGGGATATTTTGACGTGGTACAACTGGTGCAGCCTTAAATGGATCTTTAATTATCTCTCGCTTCTGAGGATTTGACCAACATGATGCTGCTGCTGTTGCAGCTGCTTTTGTAGTTGCAGCAGTTGAAACAGGTCCTTTAGAACCACATAAAGAAGGAAATTCTTCTTCAGTAAATTCAAGTGTCTTAGGTTTAGATGTTTCTAAATTAGGTACGGAAGTAGTTGACTTGAAAGTATACCCAGACTCTGTAACAGTTCCAGATCCTTGAGGGACTGTATTGTTACTAGGCTTGGGTGTACTAATACTATTGGAATTAGTACGGCAAAAACTATACACATTATTATTCATTGCTATTAGTGTGTGAATATATTGATATAATTATATTTTTATATCAATATATATATACTGAATGTAAGTATAGGATAAAAAATTCAATTTTTTCTAGATCATTTATTTTTTAGCTCCAGATTTTTTTGAACCTGCCTTCTTGGATCCTGCTTTCTTAGATCCTGCTTTCTTTGAACCTGCCTTCTTGGATCCTGCTTTCTTAGATCTTTTTCTTCCACCAGCTAAATCAACATCATCTTTTTTAGCACCACCTTTAAGTTGTTCTTTTGCAAACTTAAGTTTAGATCCTTTAAGTTCCTTTTTAAGACCTTCTTCATCTAATTCTTTTTCAGTAACTTCACCATCAATATTTGTTTTCATTTTGTATACACCATCTTTTCCTTTAATAATAATTTTTTCTTTATTTTTATCATCTTGAAAAAAATATTTAATTGTTAATCCTTTTTCTCCTTTAATAACATATTCATCACTCTTAACTTTTTTACCCTTCTTAATAGTACTAATTGCAACATCATGTAAAACTTCAATAACAGACATATTTTATAATTATATTTTAGATAAAAAAAATTAAAGGTTTATAATTTATTTATTTAATGAATAATATTAATTTCTGTATTATCTAATCAAATTCATAATTTTGTCCAATATTTACAGTAAGATTTTTTAAAGATTTTATATTTTTTAAGTATACATGTCCTTTATTTGTTATTTTGTTACATTTTACTATTTTTAGAGTTTGTAAAGATGTTAATCTAGTCAAATATTCAAGACCTGAATCTGTTATAAAATCAGAAAATCCTAATTTAAGACATTGTAAAGATGTTATATTAGATAATATTTCAAGCCCATGATCTGTTATTTTGCTACAACCATCTAAATCAAGATTTTTTAAAGATGACAATCTAGTCAAATCTACTAGACCTGTATCTATTATTCCAGTACACCAATTTAAATCAAGAGTTTCTAAAGATGTTAGATTAGGCAAATGTACAAGACCTGCATCTGTTATTTTATTACAGGAACCTAAATTAAGACTTTGCAAAGATGTTAAAGCAGCCAAGTATCCAAGACCTGCATCTGTTATTTTGTTACAATTATCTAAATCAACACTCTTTAAAGATGTTAGAGCAGACAAGTATATAAGTCCTGCATCTGTTATATTTGAACAGTATTTTAATTTAAGAGTTTGTAAAGATCTTAGATTACGCAAATGTACAAGACCTGTATCTGTTATTTGAAAACACCCAAATAAATCAAGAGTTTGTAAAGATGTTATATTAGATAATATTTGAAGTCCTCTATCTGTTATTTGACTTCTATTTAAATTAATATATTTTAAAGATGATAATCTAATTAAGTTTTCAAATCCTTCATCTGTTATTTGACTATAAGATAAAATAAGATTTTTTACTTGATGAATTTTTTCTACTAATTGATTTAATTCATCATTTGTAATAGAATTTCCTATTTCTAAATTTGTAAAAATAAATTTATTATTGCCGAATGAAAGTAAAAGTTCTAAATCAGACCTGTTGCCTATAACCATTTTATCAAATGCAATTTTAACTTCATTAGTCCTTAGTTCATTAAGTAATTTTATCAGAACCTATAAAATTAGTTAATGATCTTAAATCCATAAAAGAATTAATTAGAGATTGTGTACCAGGATTAGAAAGTAAATCATAAACTTTGCTACTAGAACTACCTCCTTTTAAAGCTAAATATCTACTTTTATATTTTAAATATTTTTTTTGATAATTCATATATAAATAGTATATAGGAATTATTTTTTACTTCTATTATATAATGTCATATATTTATTACAAAAATAAATATTTAACTTTAAAAAAACATTTAGGTGGTGCTGTTCCCAATTTAGATCAAACAAGGTTTGATAACTTAGATGAAAATATGAAAACAAGTATTAAAGAATATTTAAATTGTGGAGAAGAATTCTGGGTTTTACTAAATACTAATAATGGTTTTAATAATATTACTTTTCCAATTAATACCACATTAAATCTTGTAAATCCTCAACAAATGTGTAATAATATTCAAGACCCTGTTCAAAGACAAAACTGTAATATTTATTATAATCAATGTTATTTAAAAAATTTATTTCGAAAGTATTCCCTTGGACAGCCAGAACCAGTAACTTATAATGTTGATACATTAAATGAAATTATGTTAAGAACAATACCTAATAATGATCAAAATAAAATAACTGAACAAAATAATTTAATTGCATTTGGTTCTACTTTGATTATTATTCCGAATTCCTATACGGAGTCTAGAGGACTGACAGATATTACAAATATTACAATACCCAGTTCTGTACAAACTATTGGTGATCGTGCTTTTATAAATCAGGCTTTAGAAACTATTAGAATACCTAATTCTGTGATAACTATTGGTAGGTCCGCTTTTGAAGGTAATCTTGCAGCAACAACTCTCAATCTAGGTAATTCTGTACAAACTATTGGTTCTAGAGCTTTTGCAACAAATAGTCTACAAACTCTTATAATACCTAATTCTGTAGTAACTATAGGTAGTGGAGCTTTTGCAGATAATGAGTTAGAAACTGTTACAATAGGTAATTCTGTTCAAAGTATAGGTATGGCAGCTTTTATGAATAATGACATAGAAAATCTTACAATTGGAAATGGTGTACAAAGAATTGGTAATCAAGCTTTTTCTGGTAATAATTTAGAAAATGTTATAATAGGTAATTCTGTACAAAATATTGGTAATGGTGCGTTTGCTAATAACGAATTACAAACAGTTACTATACCTGAAAGATTTGGACCTGATATTTTTAGAATATTTGGTAGAACAAATATTCCTAATATTATTTATACTTAAATAATTAAAATTTATTTATAAGTTAATTATAAGTTATGCCAGAAGGCCCAGAAGTTGCTCATTTAACTAATGATATTTTATCTAAATACATTGGTAAAAAACTAATAAAAATTAAAATTAATAGTGGTAGATATAAAAATCATGGTCCACCTGATAATTTTAACAAGTTCAAAAAAACTTTTCCTAGCAAATGTATAAATGTTTATAAAAAAGGAAAAGTTATATTCTTTGAATTTGAAAATAATTGGTATATAATATCAAAACTTGGATTAACTGGATGGTGGTTTATAAATGATAATGCTCCCAAATGGAGAGATACTAATGCTAAAAATGTAGTCTTTACATTTGATAAAACAACTGATTTAATATTTAGTGATTTTAGAAATTTTGGAACAATTACAATTACAGATAATATTGATCTAGTTAATGAAGAATTAAATAAATTAGCACCAGATATAACTGATAAAAATATACATTTTTCAGATATTAAAAAAAGAATCATATTATTAAGTGATACGATTTTAAGACATAGAATAGAAGATGTTATTATTGATCAAAAATTAATATTATCTGGAATAGGTAATTATCTAAAATCTGAAATATTATATCAATCTAAAATATCTCCATTAAGAGTTTTAAAAGATATAACTTTAGATGAATGGAAATTAATATTTAGAATTGGTAAACAAATTACAAATAAAATGGAAAAAATATTAAATTCTAATAATTTAGATGATTATTTTAATGAAATGAAAATCTATCAACAAAAAATTGATCCTTATGGTAATAAAATTAAAACTAGAAAATCAAAATTTGGCAGAACTACATTTTATGTTAGCAGTATTCAGAAATAAAAATATATTATAAAGCATTAGTTGATTATATTATATCTAAAAATAAATAATTATAATCTAATATACAAAATAATGAAATCAAAATATTCTTTAGAACAAGATAATGCATATACTGTTGATAAATGGTATATGCATGTTAATAATTGGTATGCAAATGATATTAATGGTAATAGTTATAAACCTGCTACTAATTATATACTAGTCGAAGTTACAATAGAAGATGTAAAATATTTTTTAAATAAACAAAAATTTAAAAAAAAAGTTAGAGATCAAATAAATAAATTATTTGAAAATTCTAATAAATATTTTTTTAGAGTTTCACAAAGGTCTCCAAAAGATGCTTATAAAAAAGAATATCAAGCAAATAATAATGATTCTTATAGAAAAAAATTAAAGTTAGAAAACTTGAGAAAATCAAAGTTATTAGTTTCTGAATTAGATAATGTGTATGATTTAATATTAAGATCTGAAAGAGTAATGGAAGATTTAGAATTATTAGTTAAACAAAATGAAGTTAAATCTCTACATCTAGTTTTTCAAGAATGGAGACCTTCAAATGGTATTGAATTTAGATTATTTATAGTTGATAAAAAATTAGTTGGTATATGTGTATATAAACCAGAATTTTATTCAAGTAAAATAACAGTTCCAGTTGGATCAATTCTTGATTGGTTTAATCAATTTGAAAAAATATATAATACAATTCCATTATACACAGTTGATATATATATTGATAAAATAACAGAGCAAGTACATTTTATTGAAGTTAATCCATTTCATGATCAAGTTGATACATTTTCTTTTGAATATGAAGATTTAATAAAAACAAAATCATTACTAGTTAAAATTAGATAGCTATATAATGTTGATTAGATTATAACCACTTTCATTTATTTGGATATGCTTGATATACAAGTTCTTTCATTTCATCTGATTCAAAGTGGTCTCTGATTGGTTCAAGTAAATTTACAATCCAATCAGCAATTCCTAATTTAAGATCTTGGGGTGATAAATTGTTTTCTCCAAATACACTAATTAGCAATTCTATTGACTGAAATTGTATTGGTCCCCCCCATTTATCATCGCGGTTTATTTCAAATGAATTTAAACCTAGCAACCTATTAATAGGAAATATCACATGTCTAACAAATTCAAATAATGGAGAACTAATATTTGCTTCTCCTAAATATGCTTTAGAAATCTTTTTTCTTATATTTTTAACACTTTCTGTTAGTTCTATTTTAGAATCAGAATCTGATGATGACATTTTAGCACCTGAATCATTTAACTCTTCAGAATCTCTAAGTTGTGAATTAAGTGATGGGATCATTCTATTCATCAAATGAATATTTGGTTTATATCCAATCTTATGAATATGATCATGTGATGCCATGAAAATTTTTCTTTGATCTATACCTCCAAGTTCTGCATCAGTTCCCAAATAAACTTCATCTAACACCTGTAAAATAGGATAAATAAGACCTGATAATAATGGATTATTTGATTGTTTTACAACTTCAGCACCCGCTTTTTGTGCTGAATCAATTGTTAACTTGGATGCTAACTTGTACACATCAATTGTATAATCTGGTTTAAGTTGATATTCTGATCCTCTAATAAATCTAATCTTGCTAATATCAACTTGTAGTCTAATTAATAACTGGGTTATTAACTCTGAATAGTATTTACTTCTAAATTCCAGATCCTCCCAAGATGTTTTCATTGCATCTAGATAAGCATGCAAATCTGCAAACATAATTGTTAGTTCACAACCTGCTTTGATCAGTTGAGCAATCTTAATCATAGGAATCAAATAACCAAGATGGGGTTTACCAGTTGGTGCAGTTCCCCAATATACTTTTAATGGTTTACCTGATCTTACTTTTTCTTCTAGTTCTTTGCGTCCAATTACTTCAGCAAGATTATCTAGAATAAGTTCAAGAGATTCTTCAGGATTAAAGGATGCCATGTATTTTTATTTATATTGTACTAAACTAAATACAATACAAGTAAAAGACAATTTTTTGATATTTCTGAGATAAACTATTTTTTATTAGATTGTAAAAACTCAGAAAAATTATGTTTTTATTCACATTAAATTATCAAATAATATATTATATATAACTTGATAATGGGCGATTTAAATTTAAATTTTAATTCTAATGGATTTGGAGATATTTATGATATTCCTATACATATTAGAAAGACTCAACGCAATGCCAGAAAATGTCATACAACAATTGAAGGGTTACCTGAAGATTTAGATTTACAAAAAATAGGTAAACATTTTGCTAAAAAAAATCAGTGCTCGTATACTATTGTTAGTTCTCCAAAATATGGTCAAGTAATACAACTAACAGGTGATAAAAAAGAATTTGTTAAAAAGTTTTTAATAGACGAACAAATATGTAAAGAAGATCAAATTCATTTGCATGGATAGCTTGGAAAATTGTTTGATTCTTTTTATATTATTTTATATTGAGATTATCTAAAAAATTGAAATTAAATTAAATTATATCTTATTCTTTTGCAAATGTATTTAAATATGGATACTCTTGCATTAATAATAATTGTACAAATTATAAATTTTATAACAACATTGACAATATCAAAAATAGAAATATTAATTGATAATTATATAATTCAATATAGTATCTTATTATTTTTAGATATCATTTGTGAAATACCATACAAATATTTATTAAGTAAATATGATACAGAAGAAAAAAATAAATATATGTCTTTAATGTATAAAAAATATGATGAATTAGATCCAAAATCAAAAGAAAAAGATACAATTAGTAATTTTACTTGTATATTATCAAGATCAGCAACATCATTTGCACATAAAAAATCATGGGTATTAAATTCAATGATAAGATTAATAACAAGTTTTATAAGTTTTATCTTTTTAATGTTTATAAATAATCATTATATGTTATTATTTATAATGATATTATGTAATATTTTTTGGTATTACATAATAACAAAAAATATATTTACTAAAATGGAAAATAAACGTACTAGTAAAAGAAAGACTATTACAGTTTTTTATAGTATTATAAGATTATTACAAATTAGATTTCATAATGGTGATTGTAATTATACATCAATAATAAACAAAGAAAATGAAGTAAGTAAAATAAATAACAAGTCTAGCTTAGATAATGATATATTGTATATAATACAAAGAGTACCTAATATTTTAATATTTATGTTAATTCCATTTTTAGCAATAAAAAATCAATTTACAAGTTTATTAATTTTATTCAAAAATGTTGGTAATACATTAAATAATTTTTCATTTTATATAAATAGATATCAATCAATTGAAAATGATATTAATGGAATAGAAGAGTTTTGGAAAAATAAAACATTCAGACAAAAAATATCACAAATACAAATCCCCCCCAATCTTAAATTTATCGAGGGTAGCATATCCAACGGATTAATTCAAATAAATAAATTATTTGAAATAAATAAAGGAGATAGAATAAGAATTGAAGGTGAATCTGGTAGTGGTAAAACCACCTTTATAAAAAGTTTATTTGGTAATGAAGATGGATTAAAATATGATAATAATGAAATACCAGAATCATTTATAGATAATATTGCATATATGAAACAAGATATAAGAGAAAATACACCAGTTGTCCAAACAACAATTCGAGAATTATTTAATGATGATACTGATAATGAATTAATAATTAGATGTATTAAAATAGCAAGTTTAGAAAAATGGTTTTCTAAAGAAGATGGAATAAATTATAATATAGATAAAATAATAGAAGGTAAAATTTCAGGTGGGGAAAAAACAAGATTATGTTTAGCTATTACATTATATTATATGATAAAACGTAAAGCCCAATGGTTAATATTAGATGAACCAGAACAAGGAATTGATCCAAATTTAGCTCCAGAGATGTTAGCAAATGTATTTAATGAATTTCCAAATATAACAATTTTCATAATAACTCATATGTGTGATTGTAAAATGCATACATTAAATATAAATAAAAAATGGACAATAAAAGATAATTTTTTAGTCAATTTATAAATATCATTAGTTTATACACTTTGCTTTTATAAATATGTTGATTAGTTGAAAGACAAATATATTCATTTTGAATTATTATATTATATTATGATGTAAAAATTATCTTATTGATATTACTATATTAGTAAAAGTAAAAAAATTGAATTTTTTTCTTTAATGTATCTTAAATAGAATTAATTAACAAATATGTCCAAAATTAATACTGTTGAAGATATACTTTTAGAGTTACCACCTAATCTGGTAACTTTAATTACTTCTTTTTTACATAAAAAGAAGCAACCAATAAAAACTCTTGAAGATATTTTATCAAATTTACCATCAAATTTGATAAATTATATTCTTACTTTTTTATATAAGAAGGAAAACATTGGTGAAATAAATTTTAAAAGAAAATTTTTCAGTGTTGGCAAGAATGTAGCTCGTCGTCCATTTGCAGGAGAAAATGAAATAAAAATTCTATGTCAAAATGAAAAAATCATTGAAGGTGAAAATCAAGATTATTGTTTTCCTTCTTATATGCTTGGAATTGTTGAAAATAATGGTAAATATCAATTTTATATACTGAGGAAAATAGTGATTTTTGATAATAAAATTGGAGATAAAAATATATTAAAACTGCAAGTAGAACGTCATCGTAAGAATAAGATAGTAATGGGTTATGAGATTATTGATGCAGGAAATGATTTTTTGGAAGCATTATACAAAGTAATAGGATCTTGTTGTAAAAAATGCAAGTCATTATACAATAATATTCTTTTCCAAAACTATTAAAATGCTGTTTTAATTTAACAAAAAATCTTTAAGGTTTATCCTTATTACAACATTTAATTAAATATTCATTTTCATGTGCATATTTCAAACACTCTAAATAATCACAAGCTTCTTTGCATGTAAAGGGATTTTATTCTTTAAAAAGAAATAACTTACTTTTCAACACTAATTTTTTATAATTTAATATATGACATAATATTATATAATGTCATATATTTATTACAAAAATAAATATTTAACTTTAAAAAAACATTTAGGTGGTGTTGTTCCTGATTTAGATCAAACAAGGTTTAATAATTTAGATGATAATATGAATTCTAATATAAGAAACTATACAAATTGCAAAGAAGCAATTACATTATTATCAACTAAAAAATTAACTGATTTTTCTCAATTAACTTTTCCAATTAATACATCAGAAACATTAAATTTTATAAATTTTATAAATCCTACAAGACAAGTATGTAATAATATTCAAGATCCTGTTCAAAGACAAAACTGTAATATTTATTATAATCAATGTTATTTAAAAAATTTATTTCAAAAGTATTTCCCTGGACAGCCAGAACCAGTAACTTATAATGTTGAAACATTAAATGAAATTATGTTAAAAACAATACCTAATAATAATAATGATCAAAATAAAATAACTGAACAAAATAATTTAATTGCATTTGGTTCTACATTGACTATTATTCCAGAATCCTATGGGAGTTAGAAATGGAAATTACAAATATTACAATACCTAATTCTGTACAAACTATTGGTAATTCCGCATTTAGAATAAATTCATTAAGAACTCTTGTAATCCCTAATTCTGTTGTAACTATTGGTAGATCTGCTTTTGAACAGAATGATTTAAGAACTCTAATAATACCTAATTCTGTAATAACTATTGGCGCTACTGCTTTTATTAATAATGATTTAGATACTCTAAATCTAGGAAATTTTCTACAAACTATTGGTAGGTCAGCTTTTTCTAGTAATAATTTAGAAACTCTAACAATACCTAATTCTGTAATAACTATTGGTGATAATGCTTTTGCTGATAATGAATTACAAACTGTTACTATACCTATAAGATTTCAAAATGATATTCTTAGAATCTTTGGAATAAATATTCCTAATATTATTTATTTCTAATTCTTGCATCATTAATTTAAATGCATATGGAAGCTGTACCTTATAAGTATCTGAAGTTTACATGCTTAACAAATATATACATTTTTATTCATTTTGAATTATTTAATTATATTTATCATTACCAATTTGTACATATTTATGATGTAAAAATGATCCTATTGATATTACTGTATTAGTAATGGTAAAAAAATTGAATTTTTTTTTTATAGTATATCTTGAATAGAATATCTTAAATAAAATTAATTAATGAAATATGTCCAAAAAAAAAATTAATACTGTTGAAGATATAGTTTTAGAGTTACCAGCTAATCTGGTAACTTTAATTACTTCTTTTTTACATAAAAAAAAGAAACCAATAAAAACTCTTGAAGATATTTTATCAAATTTACCATCAAATTTGATAAAATATATTCTTACTTTTTTATATGGTGAAATAAATTTTAAAAGAAAATTTTTCAGTGTTGGCAAGAGTGTAGCTCGTCGTCCATTTGCAGGAGAAAATGAAATAAAAATTCTATGTCAAAATGAAAAAATAATTCAAAGTTGTAAGCTTCCTTTTCCTATGCTTGGAATTGTTGAAAATAATGGTAAATATCAATTTTATATACTGAGTAAAATACAGATTGTTAATAATAGAATTGGAGATAGAAATATATTAAAACTGAAAGTTCGGTCATTCCATCAGCATAAGATAGTAATGGGTTATAAGATTATTGATGCAGGAAATGATTTTTTTGAAGCATTATACAAAGTAATAGGATCCTGTTGTAAAAATTGTAAAAAAAAGTGTAAGTCATTATATGATAATATTCTTTTCCAAAACTATTAAAATGATGTTTTTACGCATCACCTTTTGCTTTATTTGTAATTTTGTTTGATATATATTTATAAATATATATCAATTTTTTTTATTCAATCTCTCTCCATGTTTAACAAAACTACCAAATTCTTTAGATAGAATTAGTAAATTCGTTTTGTTCTACTCTAATTCTTGGTAGAATATTAATAGCCATTAATTCTTGCATCATTAGCTTAAATGCATATATATACATTTTTATTCATTTAGATTTTTTTAAATTAGATTAAATTTCATTTGTTTTATTTCTTTTGCTAAATATTTTATCAATATTAACTTTGATAAGTTGATTAGTTGAAAGACAAATATATTTTTTATCAGATTTGTTCTTAATCTCTTTTTTTTGTTGAGAATACCATTTACCAAGAGGATAATTTTTATAAACGGTATTAATATTTGGAACATTGTTAGTTTCATTAACAAATTCAATACAGAGTTGGAGTGCATCGTCAAAAGTAATTTTTTTATTTTTTGTTTCAATGTACTTATCTAAATTTTCTTTAATAACTGGATAAATTGATAATTGTTTATAAATAGGAGAATCAGATGATTCAATATCATTTAATTTTAAATGTGATAAAAATTTACCTAATGAATAGTTTTCATATTTTTCACTTGACAATGGACATTTATTATATTTATTGCAATATTCTATTAAAAGCTTGATTGACTCAGATTTTGACATATTTGTATCATCTTTTTTAGGTTTTGGGTTATCTTCTTTTGGTTGTTTTTCTATAGCTTTTTTTCTAAATAAATTATCTAAATTGTCTTTAATTATTAGATTACTTGATAACTCGATATATTTTTTATCATTTTTGTCTGTTATTTCTTTTTTCTTTTGTCTATACCATGCACCAATTGGATAACCTTTATATATTTCTTTATAATCAGGTGTTTTTTTATTTGTGTTTGCATATTCAATACATAATTCCAATCCTTTTTCATAAGTCATTCTTATTTTTTGTCTTTCTAAATATTCATCAAAATTTTCTTTAATTAATGGATAAATTGATAATTTCTTGTATATTTGAGATTCAGTCGAGTCTAGATGTAAAGATTTAAGCATTGCAAAAAAATTACCAACTGCATAATTTAAATATTTTTCATAACAATCGTTTACTTCGGGACATTTGTTAAATTCATTACAATATTCAATCAAATACTCAATTGATTGTTCTTGTTTTATATGTATTCCTCCTGAATGTTTACAATTATCTGACGGTGTTATCCATTCTAAATTTTCAACACGATTATCATTTCTAACTTTATTTTTATGATTAACTTGTGTTTTATTTTCTGAATTAGAATTTTCAATAAATGCTTTTGCAACTAGTGTATGTATATATGCATTTTTTTTAACTTCTTGGCTTTTTGATAAGGTAATATAACAATAACCACTTTCATTTTGAATTGGTTTAATATGTTTTTTATTTTTTGTATTATAAATAGTTCCATTTGGAAAAACAAGATAATTATTATAACCTTCTATTAATTTACCCTCAGTTATATTGATTAATTCATGCGAATGTTTTTTATGATCTTCATATTCAAAAATAAAACCAGCACATGTTTTATTTACTTTTAAACAATTTTTTGAAATTGCATATCTTGTAACACCATTAGCTTCACCAGCTTCTGTTACTGAATTATATTTTTCAATAAAATTACCTTCAAGATCGTTTTTAATAATAGCACGTGGATGAGATGTATTAATATCAACTTTTGCAATATTTTCTTTTTGTGTGACCCATTGTAAATTATCAACACGATTATCTGTTTTAATATTATTTATGTGATCTACGTATAAGGATATATCAGTAGTTGGAATAAAAGTTAAAGCAACTAGTCTATGAAGAGATAAAGTTTTATTATTAAGACTTATTACCTCATATCCATTATTTAGATGTACTGCTAAATATTTTTTTGTTTTAATACTATAAATTTTACCATATTTTGAAATTAAATAATTGCTGATATCAACATCATTATAATTTATTTTATATAATTTAACACCATTAGAAAATGTTTTTGCAACTATTGGATCTGTCATTTAATATGTATTTATAAATATATATTAAACTTTAAATAAAACAATTTTTTACACAGAATTAGTAAATTCATTTTGTTCTACTCTAATTCTTGGTAGAATATTA